TGGCCCAACTTATGAAACTCAGCCTGCTTCTTAATCTTAATAGGATTAACGTATGACAACTGCTCTTCGATCATTTCTTTAATTTCATTAAGCTCACTATCAAGTTCGCCTGCCTTCAACTTAGAAACAAATGCATCGATATCGCTTTTGCTTGCCGAGCCATCTAAAAAATTAACCGTGAACTCTGTTACTTGTTCCATTTTCTTCTCACAAAAAAAGAGCCACACGGCTCAGTTAAAAAATCTCTTTATCTTCCATCACCAGCATCCGATTCACTCTCACCAACCACTGATCAAACATTGCTTCACTCTCTGCCCGATTACCCAATTGAAAGGTATCGAACTGGAAATGGCAGGAATGGCATAGCGGAACGGTGAACTGATCTGAACTTTTGATCGATCTACCCTTACCATGCTTTGCTGAATTACTGTGAGCCGCTTGTGAGTTGGGATTACCGCATCGGATGCATGGCAGCTTTCTGATTGCTTCGAGTCTTTTTTGATTCCGCATTTAATTGTTCTTCTATGCCGTGGATCTGCTTATTTACTTTACGAAGTTCAGCACCACACATCTCTTTAAATGCATAGCTTGAGTACAAATGGTTGTAATTCATTAAGCGGCTGCGATTCTTTTCCAGAACCTCTAAATTCCGTTTTGCTTCTACGATGTCCATGATCACCACCAATAAAGTCAACTCACAGGCTTTAGGATGTGCTCTGGTATTGTTGAGAATTTCACTTTTGAATCATCGCCATAAATATCGAGATCCATGTTCACGGTCATAAATTTCACCCCAAGTTTATCTTGGGTGCGCGCTACCGCTCGAATCAACTCAGCCTGCAACTCTCGCGCAATAACTTCGTCACTATACTGAGTCATAACCACCACCAATAAGAAAAGAAAAACCCCGCCAAGTTCGTTATCTAGGCGAGGTCTTATGTGCCGTAATCCGTTCGGCGAATGTCACCAAAGT